GTACGGATTGAGCGAGACAATATGCAGGAGCGTATCTCCGAATTGGAGTTGGCATTAGAGGACACAGGCTGGATTCATCTCGACATGATGGGGGAGTTTGAATTCAGCCGGGAAGCCTTACGGAAGATAGCTAGGCAGAGCAAGCTCTTCTATGCTAAGAATCCTCTCATCGGTTGCGCAGTGAGGACTCAAGTTAACTATACCTTCGGACAAGGAGTTAGCACCAAGGCTCCCCATCCTCTAGTTGATGATGTTGTCCAGACTTTCAAGAATGATTCTAAGAACAAGGCAGAGTTTACGACGATCCTGGCGAAGACACAAAAGGAAATTGACCTACAGATTACCGGGAATCTATTCTTCATCTTCTTCACAAATGATGTCGGTGATGTGCGAATTCGGACAATTCCGTTCGATGAGATTACAGATATTAAGATGAACCCGGAAGATAGAAAAGAACCTTGGTATTATGTACGGCATAAGATAAATGGTGAGACTCTAGCTCCGGAATCTGAATTATATCCCGACTGGGAATATAATCCAAAAGAACGGCCTGATGTTATCGATGGCAAGAAGGTTCACTGGGATAGTCCTATCTATCATGTGAAAACGAACGCTTTAAGCGAGCAGAAGTTTGGAGTGAGTGAATTGTACGCTGCTCAGGATTGGGCTCAGGCCTACCAGAAATTCCTAAGTGACTGGGCAAGTATTGTTCGTTCTCATGCTAAATTCGCTTGGAATATCACTACGAAGGGTGGGCAGAAGGCACGAGCAGCAGGGAAAGCTAAACTTGATTCACAGATATCGCAAGGAAAGTATGAACCTTCTTCTAGTGCGGGCTCCGTGTTCCTTTCCTCAGAAGATACGAAGCTGTCTCCGGTTAAGACAGCCGGCGGCACAACGAAGATGAATGATGGAAGAAGACTCCTGTTGATGGTCTGTGCTGCTACTAACCTGCCAGAGACATTCTTCGGTGATGTTTCAGTTGGCACGCTTGCAACAGCGAAGTCTCTTGACAGGCCTACGGAGTTGAAGTTCAAGAATAGACAAAGATTATGGGAAACAGTTATCGAGAATATCTATGCCTTCGTTATTAGGATGAAGGCTCGGTTCGGTGAGGGTGCTCTCTCCGGTAGTACAGAGATAGATGAATGGGGTGAAGAGTACTTTGTCTATGCTGATGACACAGAGAATGAAGATCCTGAACTGAGAGATAAACCGATCAATACTTATGTAGATGTGAGCTTCCCGAAATTAGTCGAAGATGACATGAAGGCGACGGTAAATGCAGTTGTCTCAGCAGCTACCTTGAACGGCAAGGTAATGGCTGGTGTCCTAGATAGCGAATACGTGGCTGAGCAGCTACTGAGAGCACTAGGAGAAACATCCATTGAAGAGGTCATGGAGAGATTATTCCCCGAAGGCGAGGAAGAGACTGAAGGACTCCGTGAATCGATAACGAAGCTTCGGACAGCAACAAAGAGACTACTTAAGGAGAACGAATGAAAATTTATTGTCCAGTATGCTTAGCGAAGATGGAGTGGCATGAGAGTAGTTGGCAGTGTCCTGTTTGCGGGCATCAAGAATCGATGTCACGTGCAGATTGGACAGGGCCTATAGGGATTGCAACCCAAACGAGCACAGAAGACGTATGAAGTTACTCGATATACTTGAAGTCTTAGATGACATTGACCAGGCCTGGAAGGATGCGGGTCGGCTTCGTCTGATAAATGAAACGCAAGAGGAAATGGCTGCATACTTCAGGTTACAAGGGGAGCTCTTCATGGAGAAGTTCTCCTCATTTCAGAACTTATTCCGTGAAGCCGCTGATGATTCTGACATACTCGGTGCTTTTGATGATGTCGCTGCAGAGACTAATGCTAAAGGGAATAAGATCATCCAAGACAGTCTGAAGAGTGGAGCTAATCTTGGGTATAAAAATCTCTCTACTGATTTTGGTGTCGATGTAGCCTATAAGCTTTCCAATGAACGAGCGGTGGATTATGCAACTAGGAAGGCCGCCATTGATGTTACCAATATTAATAACACGACTAGGGAGACTATCCACAACATCGTTACTACCGGTATTGATGAGGGCAAGAGTTACAGTAAGGTAGCCCGTGAGATTAAAGGACGGTTTGGGCAGTTTGCTATTGGTAAGCCACAGGAACATATCAGATCAAGAGCGGAATTAGTCGCAGTAACTGAGAATGCCTTCGCCTATGAGGATGGTCAGCGAATGTTAGTTGACGACGTTACTGCTGCTGGCGTAGATATGGAGAAGAAATGGAGTGGGCCGTATGATGCTCGCACTTCCGCTGGTTGCATAAACAATATGGCTCAAGGGTGGATACCGGCGAAGGAACTCTTTGCTTCTGGACATGACACGCCGCCTCGGTTCCCAGGATGTCGTCATCATACTCAGTACCGAGTAGCAAGAGAAGAAGAGCCGATCACTCCGAAGGCTCCCTCTGTTCCTAAGCAGATTACACCAGAGCAGTGGGCAAAGGGTCTTAGTGAGGAAGAACTTAACAGTATTCAGGCTGGTTGGCAATCATCCGGCGTTTTGTGTGATCAGCTTAGGGAACTTCAAAAGACAGGTACTATTAAGGGATTCCTTCCGGAGAATATAGCTGGCATACGGAAGACTCGAGAAGCACTAAGCAAGATATGGGCCGGGGCTCCCAATTACAAAGGTACGGTTTATCGTGGTATGTATAATCTCAACGATGATGTGGCAAAAGCCTTTACGCAGTCAAAAACGATAACGATTGATGCTATGAGCAGCGCCAGTACAGATCTATCTGTAGCTGAGAAGTTTGCTATGCCCGGTGGTGTGCCTTCTGCTATATCTAAAGCACTTAGAAAGGCAACGGGTAAATCGAATATGCTTTTGGAGGTAAGGACAAAAACGGGGACGCGGATTAATGGTGCATCGCTGGGGCGATTTGTGGATGAGAAGGAGGTTGTCCTTCAGGCAAATACGAAATACCGTGTCTTGCAGACTGCAGAAGAGGAAGATTATATTCGCGTGGTCTTGGAGGAGATATAAATGGAATTAGAACGTGTGAAAAGATTTGCAGATAACGGCTTAGGTTTCATCACTTTAGGGACTGGTATCTGCAATCGTTGTCGACATGTTCATGAGGACGGTCAATCCTGTGATGCGTTTCCGGACGGCATTCCGGCGCTTGTTCTTAATGGAGAAATAGACCACAGGAATCCAGTTCAAGGGGATAACGGAATCCAGTTCGAGAGAAGGCAATAATGAATCTAGCAAGAGAGATAGGACAAGAAGTCGCTAAGGCTGTTATAGATGCACGTTCTCTAGATTTAGCTGATGATGCAGCCACTGAGATCATAGAGAAGAGGTTGGAGCGACTGCAAAGGGCGTTATATGAAGTCTCCGTCAGCGAGATAATCTATGAAGATCCTGGAAGACCAGCGCTTACAGTTCAGATATATAAATCGACGCTGGATGATATTGAAGACATTTTACTAGGATTCTAGGGAGGCGGCATGAAGATCATAGCTCCAGATCTCGTAGCGATGCTCGGATATCTTGACGTGCATTCAGTTGGGATAGATGGGACAGAGGATGAGTCCACAATAATATTGGTAGAATATCCTACTGATATATGGGGTTATCGTCTAACAGATATTCTGACTTATATTCTATTAGAGTTAGGAACGGTATAAATGATAGAAATTAAAAGCAATAAAACAGATAGAGCCAGTACATCTGATTGGCTTGTAAAGGAAGAGATTATACAAGCATATATAAGGGATGATTGTACCACAGAGAGCATTCCTGGCAGTCAACTACGATGTGAATTTCTTCAATGGGATCTATTAAGTGATGAGGCATTAGAGAAATTTGAGGGAGAAATATGAAGATCGCTGCGATAGGAGACTTACATTGTGGACACCGGGCGGGGTTGACTCCTCCTGGCTGGCAGCTACCCATTCGAGGCCCGAACAAGAGGCGCAATGAATGGGGCAAGTTGCAGCATGAACTATGGCGTGAGTATTTGAAGATCATAGATTCAATCGGTAATGTTGACCTATTACTTGTCAATGGTGACTGCATAGACGGAAGAGGAGAAGCATCGGGATCTACTGAATTGATTACACCGGACGTGGGTGCTCAGGTTGATATGGCAATTGAATGTATCGATCGATGGAATACGCCGGAGAGAGTGATGTCATATGGGACTGCCTATCATACCGGTAAATATAGAGACAGTGAAAAGGATATAGCGAGATACTTTGCTGCTACAATCGAATCTCATCCTTTCATTAAGATTGACGGTGTGACAATTGACATGAAACATAAAGTCGGGAGGTCAGGCATACCTCATGGTAGGGGAACGGCATTGAGCAAGGAGAGGCTTTGGAATACTCAGTGGTATTTAAAGGATGGGCAACCTCTAGCAGACTTGATTCTTCGTTCGCATGTTCATTATTATACTTACATCGGAGAGAAGGACTGGACAGCAATGATCTTGCCGCCACTACAAGCGGCCGGGTCAAAGTATGGCGCTAGGCAATGCTCAAATACAATTGACTGGGGAGTAATTGAGTTCGACATTGATGATGGGAGGTTCGGATGGGAAGAACACTTGATGACGCTCAAGGCCAACAAAACCGACGTGATCAAATTGTAATCCCGGAATTAGAGGCTGCGACATCACGGCGCTATCGGTTCTGGTCACACAAAGAGGAATCAGTGCTGCAGGCTTACTACGACAAAGTGGAGCTGAATAAGTTGTTGGAGTATTGGAAAGAGCATTTCCCCCCGGGACGAACACGGAAAGCGATATTGGAGAAGGCGAAACTAATGGGATTAGTGCGAAGATCGAAGAATGAAGGGGAGGTAGAACATGCCTTGGACTAAAGGAGACGTCGAGGGACACAAAAAAGGATTGACAGATGAGGAAAAGGAAGTTTGGGTTGAGGTAGCTAATAGTGCTTTGGAGCGGTGCTTAGATGAAGGCGGCTCAACTGATGAGTGTGATGCATCAGCGATAAGACAAGCGAATGCAGTAGCGGGTGAGATAGGGGAAAGCATTACTCTCCGGGACAAGATGATTGAAGTACTTGAAGGGACGGAGATTGAAGAGGGAGCAACAATGAAATCAATGGTACAGGGACTACTTAAGTCTGCATCGTCAGTGGCGAAACACGGAAGTGTACCTAAGACGGTTAAGACGCAAATAGGGAACTTGCGGGGGCTTCTCCTTAATACCTGGAGTGACCTTCGGACACCAAGTGCGGATGTAAGCACTTCAGAGGAAAGCTTCCGAGAGACCTCAGGGGAGATCTTACCCTTGTCAGAGCTTGCCGAGAGTGGTACTATCGTAAATGGAGGCGGACATGGGATACGTTAATAAGGACGGAAGCGTTCACCTGAAAATTATTGGGCCTGGTCAGGGTAGCAGTGCATACTATGAGGCGGATCAGTTAGAACGAGACGCTGACGTATATCAAGGTGCGCATATCTACTGGGATCATCCAACAGCTAAAGAGAGCCGAGAGAGGCCTGAGAGATCGCTGAGAAACTTCACCGGCGTCATCCGGGGTGTCCCTCAATATGAGAAGTTTGGAGAGGATGGGCCTGGAGTATATGGCGATGCTCTGGTATTTAAGCCCTACCGTGGAGCCGTTGAAGAGATGGCACCTTACATCGGTGTCTCATGGCGCGGAAAAGGCACAACGGTCATTAAGAATAAAGATGGCAAGGATACAAGAGTTGCGGAACGATTTACAGATGTGAAAAGCGTTGATTTCGTCACTAAGGCGGGAGCAGGTGGCAAAGCGCTACCTATGAACGAATCGATTGATCAAAAGGTCGATGATTATTTGGAGCGATTTCGCGCTAGCGATCAATACTCAGAGGATAAACCACTTGATGAAATTGAAACTCAATTTATAGAGTGGTTGGAACAAGAGGATGTAGAAGAAGCAAATGAGGAGGATAGTATGGACCTACAGGAAGCGCAGAGAAAGCTAACGGACAGTGAGGGGGAAGTTTCTTCTCTTAACGAGGAGAAGGAAGCCTTGACTAAGGATAAGGATGATCTCACTACAGAGAATGAGAAGCTCAAGGAAGCAGTCGCCTTGCGCGACGCCGCTGACTTGATCAGTGAGGAGATCCGATCTTTCAATGAGACACGGAAGAAGGAACATAAGACGCTCTTGCCCGATATCACAGTAGAACGGTTATCGGAATCACTTGCCCAGGGAGCACCGATGGACGACGGCAAGCTGGATAAGGATAAGCTCAAGAGTAAGGTTACTGAGGCAATCAAGGAAGAGGTCAAATATATTGAAGAGCTTACGTCTAAGGCTCCAGGGATTACCGGTATGGGCGAGACACAGCCTTCCGATCAAGGCCAGGAAACATTGAAGCAGGCCTTTGTGGAGAGCTACGTGAACACTGGAATGGATAAAGAAGAGGCCGAGAAGATGGCTAAGATTGCAGCACAAGGGAGGTAGGCATGACTTACCTGATAGCAGATTATAGTGTTGGGGATGAGGTTAGTAGCACTGGAGAAGGCCGACATTTAAGCTTTCTTGAAAGTGAGCTTACTCACCCAACAGGTGGAGATGGATTTGTAGACGGCGGAGATCCGGTAGTTGTAGGTACTATCGTTGGAGTAGCTTTCGAAAGTGCTTCTGCGGCAACGGATACTATCGCCATTGATACTGAGGGCATTTGGTGTCTCAATGTTGTGGCTGAAGATGACAATGGCACTACTGCAGTAGCGATTGGAGATGAAATCTACATTGATGGCAGTGGAGTCTTGAGTAAAGAGTCAGGCGATACTCGTTTTGGCTGGGCTCTCACTACATCAGGTGCTTCATCTTCAGCAGCGAAAGTTATCGTTAAGGTGCACGCTTCGTAAATACAAGGAGAGGTTATTATGGATAAGATAATGAATCCAAGCAATGTGATGCAGAATATGAAGGGTAGTTGGGGTGACTACCGTCCAATTCCGCAGCGCTTTTCAGAGGCCGAGATCGCGGGGGCCTTGGATCTAATAAGGAACGCGAAACGGTATCCATCCCACGTACACGAATTTATGCTGAAAGAAGCAATCACGACAACGAAGTTCCCGAACTTGTTTGGGGCAATCGTTGATCGAGAATTGCTAGCACGGTATAAGTTCGCAAAGCCCGATTGGGAATCGTACGTATTAACAGGAACCGTAAGTAACTTTAATGAGCACACAAGAGATCGACTCTTAGGTATTGTAGATCAACTGCCTAAAGTCGGTGAGAAGGGAGAATATCTTGTCTCTTCAGTGGCTGAATGCCAGAAAACTAGACAAGTTTTCAAGCGAGGTAGGCAGTTCGATATCTCGTGGGAGGCTTTAGTTAATGATGGCATGGATGCCTTTGCGGACATTCCGCAGAGATACGCTGATGCGGCAATAAACACTGAGGCGCAATTAGTCACGGAGCTCTATGCTAGTAGCGGAGGGCCGGACACGTCACTTTATGGAGATACAATTTCCGACTGTGGTCAGGATCTAACGAACGAGGGTACGCTCGCATTGACGATCGCTAACCTGGAAACTACGTTAGAATTGATGGCAGCGCAGGAAGATCCCAATGGGAACCCTTTGGGTATCATCGGTGTACACCTCGTTGTACCACCTGCGTTAAAGTTCACTGCTCGGCAGATCTTAGAGAGTGCAGGTAAAATGTGGACGGACATCGGTTCAGCAGTTCCGATGCCAACTGCTAATGTACTCGCTGGAGAGGGGATAAACTTACATGTTAATCCTTGGTTGCCGATCGTAGATACGACTGACGCAAATACGACTTGGTATGTATTCGCTGATTTAGCTCAGGGTGCGGCCATCGGCTTTGACCGATTGAAAGGCCACGAATCTCCAGAGATTGTCATGAAGGCTAGTAATAAGGCGAGCGTTACTGGCGCTCCAATTAGTCCCTTTGATGGCGACTTCGAGAGCGACAACGTATTCTACCGAGCTAGGATTGCATGTGGTGGAAACCGAATCGATCCTAGAATGACTTATGCGCAAGTAGGATAATCATGACTCTCACCTATGATGTCTCGACTGATCGGGGCAAAGTACGCCTGATCATTCAGGATACCGTTGAGGAATATGAGTTCTTCGACGATGGGGAGATAGATGCTTTCCTCGACATGGAGGATAGTATCGGCTATGCGGCGGCGGCGGCTTTGGATGCCTGGGCTTCTAACGAGGCACTTGTAACTAAGGCCGTCAAACTGTTAGATATTGCAACAAATGGTCCGGCGGTTGCTAAAGCTCTGCGTATCCATGCTGATAAGCTAAGGGAACTCGCAGATAGTGCGGATGCTGGATTTGATATTGCAGAGATGGCACTTGGTCATTTCTCAGTGAGTCAGCAATTGTTAAATGAGGCCTTAGATGACTAGAGCGATATTCGACTCTAGGATGGCGGAGAGATTAAGTGACTTCTTCCCCTCTGTTGCTACGATCGAAGAGGATACAGGAGCAGAGCAAGATGACTACGGGAATCCGATTCCAGGTTGGACAACGTTCCAGGCTGATCTAGCCTGTGCAGTCGCTCCTAGTGGCGGAGAAGAAGTTAAGCAAAGTGACCAAACTTACGTCGTGAGTGAATTCAAAATCTCATTTGCCTCAGATCAGAGCTCAGTGACAGAGGCAATGAGAATCATAGTGACTGGGGAGAACGCGGGAACTTATGACATTCTATCTGTAGAAACAAGTAGTCACGGACAGGTAACGAGAATGTTAACTAATGAGGTTACATGATACGCGTAGAGATCGAAGGAGTTAATGAACTCAAGGAAGCCCTGGATGGTGTTAAGAGGGACTTCTTTAGGGCATTAGCGGCTAGCCTTATCGCTGGTACGTTCGTAGTATCTAATGCCGCTAAAACGGACGCTCCTTACCTCACAGGGAACTTGATGCGTTCTATCCACACGGAGATAGACGGCGGCGGTTATGTTACTAGGAAACAACAGACCGACAATGCTTCACAGCCAGTAGAGATGGGGGCAGTCGATAGACTAGCAGCTATGCTGGAGAGTGGAGAAGTGAAACTGGAGGTCGGGACGGATGTTATTTATGCGGCTGTTCAGGAATTCTTACATGATACTCCGTATCTCAGGCCTGCGCTAGACAATAATAAGCAAGAAGTAAAGGCAGAGATCAGTAGAGCTATGAAGCAAGTGATCGCGAAGGCTGGTAGGTAATGGAAATCGGAATAGCATTAAGGAATATCATAATAGACGATGCGGACATTACAGCTTTGGTTAGTACGAGGGTATATCCTAGTACTTTGCCGCAAGATCCAACTCTGCCTGCATTGACTGTTGGTGAGATTAGTTTCCCGATGGAGCCTCTCATTGACCTGGCTTATCCTCGGTATCAATTGACGGTTTGGGCAGATAGTGATGCTTCAAGAGATGCGGTAGGCCGTGCAATCTTATACTGCTTGCAGAGATGGAAAGGTACACAAGATGGAATTAGAATTGAGCAGATTACATTTCTTAACAAGATGAAGTTAAAGGATCCGGAGACGGGCAGGCTAACAATGCCTATGGATTTCCAAGTGAACTACCGGGAGGAGTGAGAATGCGCAGAAGCAAGCTGGATACTAAAGAGATGAGGAAACTTCGCGAGTCAGGATCAACCTATAATGAGATAGGTGAATTGATTGGATGCGCTGAAGAGACAGTACGCCAGCACCTAAATCAGGATGTACGCGAGGAGAATCGGGAGCGTGTTCGCAGATACAATAGGAATCATCGCGAGGAGAGGCGGCGATATAGTCGAGAATACTATGAGAAGCATCGCAAAGAAATGGATGAACGCAGCCAAGAGTACCGTAAGAATCACCTAGAAGAGTGTCGAGCGTATGATCGAGAGTATTATAAGAATCATTACCAAGAAGAAGCCAAAGAAAGTAGTCGAAAGTGGGTAAAGAACAACCCAGAGAAGAGGCGGAGGATTCTTTGTAAATCGGAGGCTAAACGTCGAGCACTGAAAGCTAAGGCAGCTATCGGGGAGCGGGAAGCAATTGACGCTATCTATCGGCGGGCTAAAGAGGATGAAGGAATTCGTTGTTATCTCTGTGATAAGATGATCCCCGTTGGAGAGCGACATGTAGATCATATTACACCACTCTCGCAAGATGGGGAACACAGGGCAAGTAACTTGGCAGTTGCGTGTGCGGGATGCAATATGAGGAAAGGAAGCAAACTACCGGAAGAAATCGGGATATTAATATAATAGGGAGGAATAATGGCTTACAAACAACAGACAGCAGTACAGGAAAGTAATGCGATCCGTTTTGGATCAGCTAAGTTCGAGATAGGGGCTGACATTGGCA